AATTAGCAAGATTAATTTTATGAGGTTTTTTTAATGAGTGATTACTTAGACGATTATCTTAAACCTACTAAAAGGTTTACTAGAGTACATCATGCTTATCTAGTTAATAAACGAATATCTTGCCAAGCCAAAGTTTTGTTTTTGTTACTACTTGAGTTCTACCAATTTAATAAGAATGGAATCCACCCAAGCCAATCATATCTTGCCGAGTGCATGAACTTAAAAAATCGCAGGTCAGTGCATAACTATATGAAAGAGCTAAGAAAAGAATATTTAATTGAATGGGAACAGATAATTAAAAAATCTGGCACTGCAAATCATTATTATTTAGACCAAGACAACATGAGAAGAATTAAGAATAAAAGGAAAGCTGTAGCCAAGAGCCTAGAAAAGAAAGCTGTAGTAGTTCAATTGCAAATAGTTAAGGACAAAATGAATGGATAGCATGGGCATTATAATGCTCATGGGGTACTCACTAGAATACCCACTAATAAGACTCTTTAAACATACTAAAATAGAAAGCTAAAATAATAAGGGGATAATGAATATGGACTTGAGCAAGTTAAAAGTAACACCCAAACACACCAGAGAAAGTAAACTCTTAGAGCTAAAGAAAGCAATCAAGAAACAAGCTAAGATGAGTAACCCTGCTTATCTCAATGCAATAGATAAAAATAAGAAAGCCAGTCTATACAATCAGATGATACTGAAAATGAGAGCAGAGATACAACCAAGTAAGAAAGAGGCAATAATAGCAGAATATGTACGCAATAAAGGTTAAGCACACAATGGTTCACATAACAGATATAATAGATTTATTTGAAACCTTTTGGTTAGTAGATAAACACCTACCCTCTGTTAAACCTAAAGCATTAAGAATGGGAACAATGAATTGGGATTACCGACAAGAGTTTAGTGATATGGTTAGCAGTAAGAAATGGAAAGAGAAACCCAAGACTAGACACATACTGTTAAAGGAAGATATAGACGCATACAACACTTGTACCTTGTTAGGTCTAACCTTGCCATTAGCTGAAAGAAAACTACTCTATATGCGACCACATTGCAGTTATCGTAAGTTAGCTAAGATGTATAATACTAGCCATGAAACAATGCGTAATCGTTATCTAAGTATTGTAGTTGATATAGTTAATAAGATTAATGACTCTGGTGCGACTACAATTAAATCTTATCTTGCCTTGACGAATTAGTCTAATTTGTACTACATTTAACTATAATTAGCGAAAGGGTGTGTTCAATACCCTTTTAATCAAACAAATCAATATTATAGGAACGAATCATGCAAGACTTTATATGGTGGCTTAACGATAAATGGACTGACCTAACGTGGTGGTTTACAGAACTAAGCACTAAAAAGAAAGCAATCATAATCATTGTTATGGTTATAATCATAGCATCTATCTTTAATGGCTAAGAAAAGCAAAGCAGTAATAGATACAGTTATCAAAGGTGTTATGAATGGTAAGACTATTAAGAAAGTCTTAGCAGACTTAGATGACCCTATCTCATTTCAATCATGGTCTAACTGGTTAGCCAAAGATGCAGTGTTACTTAATCGTTATCATCAAGCAAAGATAAGTGCATTGGACTTACAATTAGCAGAAGTTAAAGACGAATTAGATAAATGTGTAGCTGATAGCATTGACCCTAAAGCAGTAAGCATGAGCAGAGTGAACTTATTAAAGATTAAATCAGCCAACATTCAATGGGAATTAAGCAAATTACTACCAAGAAACTATGGTTCTAGCCAACAAATACAAGTTTCTACACCTAAAGATGAAGCATTTACAATCAGATGGAAAGAGTGATAGACTAATATAATCAATCACTTGCCAACCAAACTACCTGAAACCGCAACACATAAGTTGACCAAATTACATGAATCAATATGTAGTATGTGTCAGCTTGATACATACTATATATAGATAACCGCAGAAAACTGGGATAAATCCAGAGAAAAAGAATCGGTCTGGTGAAAACCAAGTGAATTATATCTGTAACTAATTGATAACATTAGGTTAATGTAATCAAATATATATCGTTACCCTTGATTTTTCCTAGATTTACTGGGCATACTACATCTAGTATTGTTTTTGGGTCTGACATACCACATATAGGGGGTTTGTTTTTGAGGCTACACCCCAAATAATATATGCAACTCGTAGCATTATAATGGGGTGGTAACCCTATACAGAACAAAGGATTTATACATGGAAATTAAAGGCAACTACATATTCAACGTACTATTAGATGATGAGTCTGATTTGGTCGTATTAACCATAGGTGGGTTTAAATCAGCAGTTGATAGAGAGTCATTTGCAGATGATTTGCACTATACTTTATCTAAAAAGAACCTTGAGTTATACTCACAAAAAACAGAGGATATAGGCGATTTCTTAGAATTACTAGAGTTAGAGCCAAAAACTGCAACTCTACATTAAATAAAATTATTTTGTAGTACACTATTGACTATGTAGCCAAATATGACTATCTTTATGTTATTAAACAACAATAACAAAAGGAAACACAATGAACTACAAAGAAAAAATAACAAACGAATTAGCATCTCATAGAGATGTTTTAATTAACAACTTACAATCAATGCTTTTCCATAAGTATCGTACTAATGGCAATTTTAAAATTCCTTATGCTCATGCTTTTTCAAATAATGATGAGTATGGTTTTAAAAATTATCGTAATAACGAGTGGTATGATGTTGTTGATGAGAAAGATGATTTAGTAACAGTTCAAGTTCGTGATTACTGGTCAAAAAAAATGAAAGATTGTGAAACATACAATGTTCATTTTAATCAAACTAAATTAACATCAGCACAAGTTTTTGATTTAGCATTAGATAAAGCAACTGCAAAAGTTGATGCAATGTTATCTTTTTATGAAACTAGATTACATGAAAAATTAGATGACACTAATGAGGCACAACCAATTACTAACTTAGAAATAGTATCTTTTGGTATTGAGGATATTTTTTATCCAGTTACTAGATTAAAAGTTGAGGTACAAAATGGTGCTAAGTGTGAATTAACTACTAACATACATTGGAAAACATCTGAACTAGGTAATGAGTTTTTTCAAATGCCTACTAGATTTCACAATGCTACTGACCCAAAAGGTCGTAAAGTTGCTAGACCTAGTTTTGACGCATTTGCTTATGCAATATGTGATAACAAAGATGCTTACTCTGAAATGGTTAGAATTAGAGTTGCTAATGAAAAACTTGATAAAGAGTACGCAAGAGTTCAAAAAAGATTTCAAGATAAAATTGATAATTGGACTGCTGAAATGAATAAAGAACTAGACAAGGTTACTGCAAAAAGACCAGTAGCCTTAGATAAGTGTGCTTAAATAAAAAATAAATAAAACAGAAAGAGGGTCTTAATTGACCCTTTTTTTGTACCTAAATTATGCCAGAGATTGTTTTAGATTATACCCCAAGAAAATATCAAAAGAAATTGCATGATTTAATTGATAACCACCGATTTGTGGTTGCAGTATGTCATAGACGTTTTGGTAAGAGCTATGCCATGACCCAACACTTTATTCGTGAGGCACTTAAAACAAAGAAAAGAAATTGGCGAGGTTATATTGTCTGCCCTACTATTGGTATGGCAAAGGCTATTCATTTTGATTACTGGCAAATGATGGCAAAACAAATACCTAACATAAAGTTTAACCAGTCCGAGTTATCCTGCACGTTTCCTAATGGTAGTCGTATGCAGTTGGTTGGTGCAAATGATGGTGGTGAAAGATTGCGTGGTCGGTTTATAGATTTAATTTGTCTTGATGAATTTCAAATGATGAATGAGGAATTGTTTAATCAAATTGTTAGACCTGCAATGGTGGATAGAGATGGACTTGAGGGTGAAAGAACTCGGTGTATTTTTATTGGCACACCAAAATTACAAAATATTTTATACAAAATGTATAAATATGCTGAAAGTGATGAGAGTGGTGAGGAATGGAAAGAGTTTTTAATGCCAGTATCACTAACCCAAGTTGTACCTATTGAGGAATTAGAACAAGCCAAAAATACAATGGGATTCGATAACTACATGAGTGAGTTTGAAGTTTCATTTGAAAGTAATTTGACTGGTAGCTACTATGGAAATTATATGCAAAAGGCTTATGATGAGGGTCGTATCGGTGTTGTTGAGGAAGATTTAGATTTAAAGACGGAAGTTTATATTGATTTAGGTATTAATGATGCCACTTCATTGTGGTTTGCACAAAGACATCAACATGAAATTAGATTTATTGATTATCTTGAATATCAAGGTGAGGGTTTGCAATATCTTGCAGATATTTTAGAGAAAAAATCTTATGACTATTCAAGAATTATATTACCACATGATGTGAGGGTGCGTGATTTATCTTTAGGTGTATCAAGACTACAAATATTACATGAACTAGGAGTCAAAGACACCGAGATAGCACCCAAGTTACCAATTGCAGATGGCATTGCTACTGTTAGACACAATTTTGAAAATTTTTGGTTTGATGAGGGCAAGTGTGCAGAGGGTATTATGCACTTAAAATCATATACCAAAGTTTATGATTCCAGACATAGAGTTTATAGAGATAGACCTGCACATAATGAGCATAGTCATTGTGCAGATGCACTTAGATATGGCATGGCTTTAATGGGAACTGGTACTAGAGGTGATTGGAGTGAGCCACTTAAAATAGAAACAATAGGATTAGTGTAATGAGTTACAAAAACAAATCAAAAAATAAAAAAGAAGAAGATAAAAAAACCAAAACTAAAGGTAATAAGAAAAAATAATGGCAAAAAAGAATAAAAAAATGATGACTGCTGATGCAGTAAAATCTTTAGTGGGTAAACACATTGCCAATGCACAAGGATTTTATTCTGGCAATCTTTCTAAGAGCAGAGAAACAGCATTAGACTATTATCTTGGCAACCCAATGGGTAATGAAGTTGATGGTAGGTCTAAAGTTATATCTAGTGATGTATCTGATGCTATTGAGCCTTTAATGGCAAACCTAATGAAGATATTTACGCAATCAAACAAGTTATTTCATTGTGAACCAGTCGGTACGGAAGATGTTGAGATAGCAGAACAGTCTACTGATTACATAAACCATATATTTTTTAAAAAAAACAATGGTTGGGTGCTATTACACAATTTTATTAAAGATGCGTTACTTGAAAAGAATGGTTTTTTAAAAATCTACCATGAGTATTCAGATAAAGTAACTAGAGAAAGCTATGTAGGTCTAAGTGAAGATGAATACACTATGCTTATTGATGATAATGAGATTGAAGTTATAGAACACACTGAATATGCAGATGAAAACCCAACTGGCGATTACGAGCAAGAGCCAGTTGCACCTATGGGTATGCAAGAGGGTCAACATCAAATGCCAGATGGCACAATGATGCCAGATTCAGAGATGCCACAACAACCAGAACAACCACAAATAGATGAAATGATGGCTTTAATGGGTGGCATGGGTAATGAAGAACAACCATTCATGGATTTACCACCTATGGCAATGTTACATGATGTTGTGGTGCATAGAATTAATAAAAAAGGCAAAACTTGTATTGAGGGTATTCCACCAGAGGAAATTTTAGTTGAAAGTAATGCTAAAGGTATAGATGACGCAAAATTTATAGCTCAAAAGAAAATGATGACTCGTAGTGAACTTTTAGAACTAGGTTTTGATGAGGATATCGTAGCAACCCTGCCAACAGAACGAGTTGAGGACATGAACACTGAATTTCAAACTCGTCATAGTGATATTCACAATAGCATACAACGTGATATAACTGATTCATCTACTCAAGAGGTTGAGGTGTTTGAATGTTATGTAAAATGTGATTATTCTGGCACTGGTAAAGCTGAATTAAGAAAATTTGTGGTTGCAGGTAACAATGGCTCAACTTTATTGTCAGATGAGGCTTTTGATAGTTTTCCATTCGTAACAGCAACACCAATTATTATGCCACATAGATTATATGGTCGTTCAATTGCTGAACTGGTACAAGATGTACAATCAGTTAAAACTTATGTAATGAGAGCCTTAAATGATAATATTTATGGTATTCAAAATAACAGATTGGCAATTGATGACAGTCGAGTCAACGTATCTGACATATTAGCTAATAGACCTAACATGATTGTTAGAACTAAAGGCAATCCAATGGAGTCTATCCAGACTATGCCAGTGCAATCAATTGGTGATACTGCTTATCCTTTGTTGACATACTATGACAGCTTAAAAGAACAAAGAACTGGTGTATCTAAAGTAGGTCAAGGCTTAGATGCAGATGCTCTTAATTCTAAAACATCAACTGGTCTAAACCAAGTGATGACACAAGCACAAGGGCGAATTGAATTTATCGCTAGAACTTTTGCTAATACTGGCATTAATGATTTAGGTAAAAAAATACTTGAGTGTGTTGTTAAATATCAAAACAAAGAAGATATTGTTCGCATTAGAAATAAATTTGTACCTTACAAACCTTATGAGTGGAAAGATAGATGCGATATAACTATTACATCTGGTTTAGGTACTGGTAATCAAGACCAACAAATGATTTTCTTAAACAATATTTTAGAACGTCAAGTACAAGCACTTACTACTCAAGGTAATCCATCTGCACCATTGGTTAATCTTAAAAAGATTTACAATACATTGGAAATGATGGTTGAGAGTGCAGGATTAAAGAATGTAGATTTATTTTTCTTAAACCCAGAAGAAAATCCACTACCAGAACCAGAAGCACCAGAACCTACTGAATTTGAGAAAGTATCAATGGCTCAAATTGAGGGTGAAAATAAACGTAAACTTGCTGAACTAGAATTAAAACATCAAGAGTTAATGCTAAAATCAGAAAAACAATTATTAGACTTTGAAACAAAAATTCAAGAACTAGAATTAAACTATGGCAAGAACATAGACCAAGAAGAAATTAAAAGACAAACTAAATTGTCAGTTGAGGCAATGAAACAAATTGGTGGTTTTGCAAA